TAATGATATGTTTTAGTAGCAGTATAGTTATAACTTACTGGCTGAGGTACTGGGGAACCAGTATTATCAATAGTAGGGTTACTGAACACCATTATAACCCCCTCAGTCAAATTACCCTTAGATTTAAAATTAAATAAATCAGACATATTCAACACATAATTCCCAGCATCACGCTGCTGGAATGAATATATTTCATTAGGTTGCATAAACACACGACGACGACTTTTTATCAACCAAAATCGTCCAAAGGAAGGCGCATCAAACGGAGTTATTTGATAGTAGTTGTGATTAGTAATAGCAGTGGGCATATTACCAGGAGCCTGAACAGCCACAGCTTCAGTCCACTCAATTCCGGGATCCGAAGTACTACCATTATTTTTCCGAGCAATAACAAAATACAAGTCCAGATACATTCCATACTCTCCAGTATTCTGAATAGTATAGTTAATACAACAAGAACGAAACCGCAACTTACGGGAGCCAGACGCAGCAGTAGGATCACCACCATTCTCACGAGCAAATATCCACCACATGTCACCATTACCAGTATCAGTATTAGCAGCATACGTATTCGTATTATACCCATACATAGTAATACCATGAACAACCTGTCCATCAGCAAGACCAGCAGGGGTATATGTAGCAGAACGAGAATCAGTTATAATGCAAGTCTTCATAGACTGCAGCTTATCCATATGATAAGTAAACATCTTCATAGCCCTGCGAGCTCTTCTCCTCACTCTACGTGGGGCACGACGTCTTCTATACAGAGAGGTAACATCCTTCTGTTCACTCAAACTTCCAACAGCCTTAGCCTTCGCGGAGCTTGAATTTCCGCTGGATCCTCCTCCGGACGATCCGCGATATGATCGCACATAACGTGCCAATGTCTTTCCCATGTTCCATGCAGACCGAGCATACGGTGCGTACCTAGCAACAGCTCTTCGACCTCCTCTATATCTAACAACACTCGGCATACCCCTGCTTAACAGACTCACGCTATTTATAGGGTGGCCGCCCGCCGTAATATTATTTATATTGGCGGGCTATATATATAGTAAAGGTATCAGTCTTACTATCCCTTACGGGATAGCGCTTCCCTTGACTAAGTAGTCTATATCGTAGGGACACCAAGGACACCAGAATAAAGGACTAGTCTTAGGACACCGACACCCCTGTACCTCAAATGTCGAATGAAAGCAGTCAAACATCCATCCATCCATCATTCAGAATTGCAGCAAAGTCGTTTTTTATCACATATCCACAATGTACCAAGACCAAAGAAGAAGTTAAAGCATTTTTGGAGAGTAAATCACCACTTGCTTACTACCTTATCGGACGCGAACTACATGAAGACGGAAACCCTCATATTCACGTATTGGTCACCTACAAGAAGAAACTCAATGTCAAATCCCAAAGATACTTTGACATGGACGAATTTCACCCCAATGTGCAAGCAGCAAAGAATGTGGCAGCAATCAAAAATTACATCACCAAAGAAGACTTGGAACCTCTTACCTCTGATCAACTTAGCGATGAAGAAGACAATCTCTACAACTTAGCCAGGGTTACCCCAGAAGAAACTTATTTCGAGGTATGCAGAAAGAAGAAGGTATCCATCCATCCTAATATAGATCCCTTTTATGTACGCCCATCAGGCATTCCAAAAAATCCAAAGAGATGCAAGCGTGAACACCATTCCGGAAGACTACACGGTCTCTGGAACGATTATTTGCAACACCTTAAAGAATTTGCAATTACCAGGGGATATGACTTCTCTCTGGGTGAGAGGACCATCCGGGATAGGGAAAACCACTTGGGCATTGACTGTATCGAGCAAACCTGCGTTATTCGTGAGACATCTGGATACGTTGCGCGAATTCAGAAATGGATTCCACAAGACGATTATCTTCGACGATATGTCGTTCCAACATCTGCCGAGACAAGCCCAAATAGAACTAGTAGATCGGTACCATCCTCAGCAAATCCACATTCGCTATACAGTAGTCAACCTGCCAGCTGGAATTCCGAAGATCTTTTTATCAAATGACCTAATATTCTGTGAATTCGATCAAGCAATCAACAGACGACTTACTATAGTAACTCTTCAAAACGACCAATAAAATTTATTAAACACCAATAGCATCAATAGAACTAGTAACTTCAGTATAATGATATGTTTTAGTAGCAGTATAGTTATAACTTACTGGCTGAGGTACTGGGGAACCAGTATTATCAATAGTAGGGTTACTGAACACCATTATAACCCCCTCAGTCAAATTACCCTTAG